TATGGCTGGTATAAAACAAGTTAAACAAAATAGGAAACAACCCGCATCAGTGGCTTTAGATGAGTTATTGTTAGGGCCGCAAGATGAATGGTTATTAAAGTCATTAAATACACATTTAGAATCTACACAACATCCCCAGCGATCTGGAGTATTTTACCCCTCGTCACTAGGGAATCCCTGTAATCGCTTTTTATATTTAGCGTATAATGGATTATTAGAAAGACGACCTTTGGATAGTACGACTAAACGAATTTTCGATAATGGGTCGTATTTAGAAGATCGAATGGGAGAATACTTTCGTAACATTGGTATTTTACGAGAACAGGAATATGTATTAAAATTAGATTCCCCTCCGATATCCGGACGATGCGACTTTATATTGACACATGAAAAATACGATAAAATTATTTTGGAATTAAAATCCATTAACTCTCGTGGATTTACATTATTGAAACAGGCCCCTAAAAAAGAGCATGAAATTCAATTACAGATTTATTTAAATTTATTGCCTACTGAATGGGGTACGGTTTTATATGAAAATAAGAATAATCAACAGCTAAAAGCCTTTATTATTAAACAGAATCCTAAAGCTTTTGAGCAACTACTCAAGAGATGTGATAAGATTATGAGCATGACAGAAGTGCCTAAAATGTGTAGAGGCAATAAGTGGTGTCCATGTAAAGGAGTAGTTATTAAATGAAATTAGAAACACGAGAAACTAAGTGGTCGCCTTTCAAAGCGTTAGCACAAGCGGATGTGGCTGTTAAAGCTCTTGGTTTACCAGAGTTTAATTTTGCTCTAGAATCGGCTCCTAAATTAGAATTCTCGAATCTCATGAATGCTGATAATACACAAATAGAACATTTTCTCGTTGTGTACGGGGGATATAAAGCATATTTAGAAGCACAACTGGCAGATTGTGATGCGAAACGTAGTGCGATTGATGCGGCTTTTGATGAAGGGTTAGCAACAGCAATGTACAAATTAAACACAGAACGAGAAACTTTGGGGAAACGCAAACCCACAAAAGATGAGGTACGAGGTGAAGCCTTAGATACCTATCCACAATTACGAGAATTACGACGGGAGGGTATTGAACAAAATGCATTATATAAAAAATTAGCTGGTCTATTCAATGCATATAAAGCTGCGTATGATGCGGTTAGTCGAGTGGTAACCTTACGAACATATGGGATTCGTTCAGAATGAATAAAGTATATATAGGTTTCGACTGTTCAAGTAAGGCAATTCATGGAGTGCTTTTAGGGGAGGATGGGGACTTACTCGATCAAGAATCTTGGGCTAGTAAAGAGCCTACTTATCATGCCAGATTCCTTGAAATTGTCACGAATTTTTATCGTTCGACAAGTAGAATAAAAACAATACTTACAGAATCTAAACAAGCATTCGCAGCCATTGAAGCGGCTATATTTATTCAGAATCCGCATACAACTTTAGCTATTGCGAGTGTCGTAGGATGTGTCGATTTTATCTGTCATCTAAGTGGATTACAGCCCATACTTGTAGATAATCGAAAATGGAAAAAAGAAATATTGGGCAAGGGAAATGTGAAAAAACCTGATATTATGAAATTTGCACAGGAGAAGTGGGGCGATGTATTTGTAGAGCAAGATTTTGCTGATGCTGCATGTATAGCCTTATGGTGTAAGGAGAAGGGAGAAAAAGATGAGGACAACTAAACCGGAGATTCAAGTATATTTCTCTGAAAAGTCTGAACAGGATTTAGAACATATTGATAAATTTCCCGGTGGGGAGATACAAAATTTAGAAGATACCCAAAAGCAATATGGTGTAGTGATATGGTGTAAATATACGGCTTGCATTCATAATAAGAAAATTAAAAATTTACAGAGGACATCGGGAACATTGTTAAAACGGCGCGGATATGTACCTTTGAATGAACAAGAGGCCATCTGGTCGGGAATTTGTACACGGAATGAGATTGGTATGAGTTATACCGATACTCGAACTTCGAGTGGTAGGCAAATAAAAGTCCCGTCTTGTTTTGTATCCGCAACAAATAAAACTGGGCATATAGATTTTGCGGGTTTACTTCAATCAGATGGGAGTCCCTATGGGGGAAATATAGATTCTCAACATAGTACTAAGGAAATAGGGGTATATGACTAAACGAGTACCGACACATGCAAAGCTTAAAGCTATGGAATTATATATTGAAGGGGATAAGACTGCGAAAGAAATTGCGTCTGCGATAGCGGATGAATTTCAAATCACGGTAAAACCCGTAACGATTTATTCGTGGATTAAACAAAATAAATGGAAGACGAAACGGGCAGAGGTGGAAACAACTGCTATCGCAGCCGTACAAGAAAGTGAAAGCGCTAGATTTGCGCGGTTACAGAGAGAGCATTTAGATGTATATGAATCTGTGCGACAGAAAGCGGGTCATGAATTAGATCATCTTGCTTTTGATCGGGCATATGACGCAGTAAAGGCACTAGATATAGGTATTCAAGGAGAACGTAAGGTAATGGAAGGTATGATTAATCTTCAATTTATTCAAGACGTATTAAATATTTTAGTTGAAGAAGTTAATGATGAGGCGGTAATTACTCGAATAGCCTCAAAATTAAAATTACTTGTTGTTTCTAAGGATTAATTTATGCCATATGCATCAAAGGAAGTAACTACATATCAGAACGCGTTTTCTCAATTAGCGGACGGATTACTTGCGGAACATAAATTTAAGACGGGCAGTTTTTGGGAATTCGTTCGTGATATTTGGTCACAAGGATATGACCATCCGGAATATTTTCAAGCGTGGCATGTCGGAGTTTTAACGGAAGATATTCAATATTGTTTGGAGAATAATTTAAACTATGTGGCTGTGCTTCCACGCTTCCACTTTAAGTCTTCAGTTTTAGGTCATGCCTTTAGTGTATGGAGGTTATTACAAGCAACACGAGATGTATCGGTGTTATACCTATCGTACAGTGATGGCATGGCGCAATATCATATTTCAGAAATTAATAAGGCCGTACAACGAAATCCAATTATTGCACCATTATTAGAAAATAAGTCTCCAAAAGCAGACTATTCCTTTAGATATCTATATAATAAAAAGCCCGTTGAAATTATGCACGGAGGTCTTTTTTCATTTAAGAGAGGTATGCACGTTAACGGTGCGTTAATTGCTGACGACGTATTGCGTGACCCTGAGAACCCATTGAATCCAGGTCAATTAATTAAAATTGAAGATCACTTTCTTACAGAATCTATGTTCATTCCTTTAAAAGGAGTCCCCGTTATTGTCTTAGGAACACCTATGATGCCGGGAGATTTACTTGCTAAATTACAAGACGATGAACGTTTTAAATCGCGTGTGTTACCCGCACTCGATCCTGTTCCGAATCGTCGTGTCTTAATGCCTGAACTATATGATGAGAAATGGTTATTAGCACAGCAGAAGGCACGTCCAAAATCATTTGCCTCAGAATTTATGTTAGTTCCTCAACTTTCCAGTGAAACTTATTTTATGCCAGAAGATATGGATAAATGTGAGGATAGTAATTTAAGAAATTTCCCTGCGACTCAAGCATATCAGAAAGATGAGGGGGAACAATTATTCGCAGGGTTTGATGTCGGTAAGAAGAGGCATCCTTCCCACTTAGTTATATTTAGTAGGAAGGGTGAACTAATAAAACAAATACATCAATCATGGTTAGATGGTTGGAGTTATTCTGACCAGATAGTATTTCTCAATGAAGTAGCTAAAAACTTTGATTTAGATAAGGGATATATAGATAATACACGAGGTGAATTAGAAGATCGAGGGTTACACCGAAGTTGGTGGCCTATGCACTTTACTCTTAAATCTAAAAATACAATGGCACATATTTTTGAGGAATTTGTTCATGCGGATAAATTACGCATATTAAAAGATGAACGTCAGAAACAACAAATAATGTCGGTAAATAATGAATTAAAGGCTCCTGTAACTCCGATGGGTCATGGGGACGCCTTCTTCTCTATTGCAATGGCTTTAAACGCCGCTTATGAAACTACAATTGATAGGATGGTAATGATAGATAATGTACAAGATTGGGTAAAGGATTTAAACGCAGAAGATACTTCTGATGAGAATGGGCAAATCAAGTTAACCGGGCCGAGCGAAGATAGTTTGACAACGGAACCTACGACGCAATATAATGAATCAATCAATAGTGACCTGACTATGGCCGATTCGCCCAATCCTGATTGTAAAGATGGATTGTGCAGACCTTCCTTTTGGGTTCCCGAAAATAAATTATGCATCTTCTGCGGCTTTCGCGGATAACAATCAGGAGGATTATAATTCCATGACAACTCTAGTAGATACTATACCCATTTTGTCTTCTCAATCTCAAGCTGTTCTTCAGCATCGGTATTATTTACGAGATAAAGATAAGAAGATAATTGAAGATGCACCATCTCTGTTTGAACGGGTTGCACAGGCCGTAGCAAAAGCGGAAACTCAGTATATGACACTTACTATAGAACAACGTTTAATTTCAAATGAGTTTGCTGAGATGATGCGTAATTTAGAATTCTTACCTAATTCCCCTACTTTGATGAATGCGGGAACAGGACAGGGAACATTGTCAGGATGTTTTGTTTTACCATTAGAAGATTCAATGGAAGATATTATGAAGGCTGCAACGGATACTGCTATGGTGCAGAAATTTGGTGGGGGGACAGGCTTTTCTTTGTCGAAATTACGCCCTAAAGGGGATATAATTAAAACTACTCATGGTATTGCATGTGGCCCT